CTTGAATCTTGGTGAGAACATCCTTGGCAGCCATCTGCCCCTCTAACATGTCTTGGTATTTACTACGCTTGGCTTGTGATAAAGCATCTTGCGCATACGCCTTCACTTTGAATAGGCGGTCCGACATTCCGTTTACTACGATGTCGACGAACTTAGGGAGAATAGGTACGGGAGTCCAATCCAAATTCAGATATGACAAATCTCCGTCTATCGCTAGTTCATTTTTGTACTTCTGTACGGGTTGCTCTCCACGAGCATATAGGCGCAGGCGATGAAAGTCACGCCATTGGCTATAGTAGCGACATTGGTTTCCGTCCTTGCGGAACCATTCATATTGAATGGCCTGCCCAACTTGGAGACCAAATTCGACAGTAGCTTTCTGTGCGTCAGATACTAGCTGACTTGGAAAGCTTGTTGTTGATATGCTTACTATTACTTCTTTCATCTAATGAGTTCGCTTATATTACCACTATTAGTGTACCTTGCGAAATTAATACTAATTTTTGACTCTTTTTTCTCAGGTAAATATATGTGTTTTTGGTTTGCCATAATCGCTAACCCTGAGCTAATTGATGCGTCAAACTTAGTTCGGTCATTAATATCGAACTTGGCCCAATCTTCAAGTGTCCTAGTGAACGGCATTGTGCCTATTTCATCGGTAGAACGATAGGTGCCTGCGACATCAAAACCGATATACTTCTCAATGTACGATTCAATTGCGGAGGCGTGAGACTGCTTCACATCCTCGGATGAGTTCGGGATACCACCTAGCTCACGTTCAGTCTTACTGAGCTTATTCAAATGCCTGTCGGGCCTGTTCATACAGAAGTGACGATAGCCCCTGTTCTTGAAATGGTACAACAGCCTCGGTTTGTTGTTCTCCACAAGGATGGGCATGCCATAGAACACACAGGCCATCAACACCTCCTCGAAGAATATCTCCGCCGTCTGAGGACGAGCGATATACTCTAAGAAGAACTGATTGGCAGGGGCGTCCTCCATGTGGTATTTAGTCATCCCGTGCAGCGAACCGTTTGAGCCTCGACCTCCGACCACCGCTGAGATGTCATAGGAGTCACAGCCGAACGAGCCAAGGTGCTCATTGCCGGGGTACTTGAGACCACCACGCGTGGCCACGTTGTTCTGCATGTATCCGGGGGGAACCCAACTGATAAGGAACCTGCCCCTTGAGTCAGGAGACCACACCACCTTGGTGTCTTTCTGCCCGTCCTTCCAATGGAATGACCCACGTGTCACCATGTGGGCTTCAATCTGTGAGTCGTTGTAGTCTATCTGCTGATAAATCTTGGTCAGGTTGAACAGAGACGACTTACTCTCGTCACGGAAGGCGTGGCTCTCTGTGCGAGGGAACTGACGGTAGAACTCGTTCAGCGCGTCAGCGTCACCCTTGAGGGATTCGACTTCTGCTTCCCAATAATCAATGGCCCCGTTCTTAATCCATCCACCATCAACACCTCGTATGGGAGCTTCAGGCTTACGAAACACCGGCATGCCGTAGATGTCGATGAACCCTTCCATGTTCCACTCCATCGGGATGAACAGCGCATACAGGCCACTCTTTGTCTGCCCGTTCGCATTGCGTTCAGAAACTCTTGAATCCTCGTACAATTTCTTGTAGTTGTCGCCACCCTTGCTCAGCGCATTGGAGGTCGAGCCCATCATACACTTGCCAATAATCTTGCTACCCAAGCGCAAACACGTCTTGGTAACTCGCCAATTGTTCAGGATGTTATTCGGCTTGACCCACTTGGCGCTCTCGTCGTGCGCAAGGAACAGCAGCTTCTCACCGTCATACGAGTTCTCTTCCGTATTCTTCCAATCTATCGTGGTGTCAAGACCTTCAATGGTCTCCCCCTCGACGTCGTGCATGTTCTTCTTGGTAATCTTGGCCGCCGGCACACGGTAAGCTAGCTCCGTCTTTGGCTTGTCCATACCGTCCATGATAGGACGGAAAAAGAATGGCAGCCTACTGTTGATGGGAACCACCTTATCGGTGAACATCTTCTTTGCGTCACTACCCGTCTTAGACAGGATACCAACACGAGAGTCCTTGGCGAGCGTAGCGATATTTACACACTCGGACGAGGACATAAACGAGAATCCCGAACGACGAATCTTGAGGTACACCATACCAAACGAGCGGTTGTCTGCTCGGCACGCTTCCCAAAAAATCCAATAGATACGGTTCGCTTCCCGGAAGTCAGGGTACCCGATGTCAATACTAGACCACTGCAGATACATATAGTGGGAGCCCGTGATATACGTGGGCGTCCCATTGTTCATAAACCAAAAACCATTCTCGCGTCGCTCAAACTCCTCTTCAATGTAGTCTACCCACCGGTCCTTAAACTCGGATGGCATGTCGTTCCATTGGAAGATTGACTGAATGCGGCCTAGCTCCTTGGGCAAGTCTTGCCTTTCCCAATATTGCTCGGATGGTTTTTCGTGTCTTTGAAGACACTCCTTGGGTGCTAGAGGTAGGGCTATGTACAGCCCTGAGATGCAGATAATATCTCCTACTTGGCCCGTCTTAGAAATGACGACCATGTCGTACTGCTCATTGTAGCCGTACTGCCAAGACTTAATCGTGTTCTTCTTGCTAATAGCGTTTTGAGGAACATAGTCTTTAACGATTCGATATAACCCTTCGTTCTGCAAATCCTTGTTTTGTATCAGTTCTACTTACGCCCTTCTCGAGCATCTCAAGGTTCTCCTTCTCCGCTTCAATGCGGGCGAGAATCTCAAATGCGTCGAAGATGGCAATCTTTTTTGTTGCTGCTGCATTCTTCAATCGGTCTGCTGCCAATGCTGACTCATCACCTTCTTCACGTTTGATGATGTCCTCCTTGGCTACCTTGATTAACTGCTCGACAGCTTTCTGTCCGGCTTCGATAATCCTCAGCTTTATTTCTTTTGTGTCGCTCATTGTTTCTCTTCTTTAAGGAACACCACTTGAATCAGCCTAGCATTCTTACCCTCTCCAAAATTCTCAAGGATGTTTCGTGAGTGCGGCAACTTTGATTCGAATATAATCATTCTGTTGAAAGCAGAGTAGAACACCACGCTAGGCTTGCCGTTATCGTCGTACAGTGTAGTGCCATCGTCTTCCGGGGCAGCATAGTTCAGATACAGGATGGCCGTAAGGTCTCCCATCATCTCATCAGTGTGCACGAAGTTAGGCTCCTCCTGACCGTGCGGAGAGCGACGAACAAAGTTCCAAGCCACGCTGTAGTTCGGGCCTGCTACCTCAAGTGCAGCACGAGCGAACTCGTCGTTGTGGTCTCTAGGCTGAATGTTCTTGAACGTGTGGTATCCATCGTGTATGTCCACAAAGTCGTTGTTTAAAATGTCGTAGACGTACGTCTCAGGGTTCTGAATAACCCCGTCAATTATCATGGCGTTCATAGGACTATGGTGATTTGGTGGTCAAATATTCTGTAAAGCGTCTCGTCGTCTACGTTGAACTCGTACTCGCTGTCAGGCTTGAAGCACACTTTGTCTCCGGGCTTGACGCCTTTGCCGATGAGGTATTCGTTTGGGTATACCATCTCCCCCATCAGCGGCTCGTGCGTGAATGGCTTCTTGACGTACGAGTCAATGGCCGCAATCGGCCGAACAAAGCAGTATCGACTGTATGGATGCCACACACCATCACGCTTGTACATAAAGAATTGGTCCGGTTCAATGAAGAACAGGTCATCCCTGAAAAAGCTACGGCCGCTCTTTTGGCGGCCCTTCATGTCGTTGTAAAACTTGAACGCGTTGTGGTGCACCAACAGGATGTCCCCCTTGGCAATTGGCCCCTCGTAACGCAATGGAACTTCTATGACTTCACCGTACCTGTTCGAGAACTTGTGCTCCTCCTCTGAGGTGCTGACGATAAGCTCTATCCCTCCTACCTCTTTTGTGTTGTCATATCGCTTTCCATTCAGAGGCTTCACTATGAAGTCGAATGGAGATTGCATCAGTAGTTTATATTATGTTCGATGGAAATAGGAACGTTGTTGTTGAACTCCTTCCACAACACCACCTCCTGTTTATCGTTGATGATATAAATCTTGATTGACTGCGATACGTCGTCGTACCTGATGAGGTGTATCTCGTAGGTGTCACCAAGGACCTTCTGACCTACAATGTAGTGCATTGCACCACTCTTGTAGTCGGGCCCTATTGATATTTTCCTGATGTCCATATTTGATTTGATTTGATTTCATGTGTGACAGGATTAGTATACCACTCCTGCGTGGTCTGTCCCGGTGATTCGGTAAATTTTTCCTACCGGTAATCCTGCTGCAACTGCGGCAGCGTTGTTCGGAAATTCAAGTACCGAAGGCAAAGGCAAAGCAAGAATATCACCCACAGTGAAGTTTTTTGTTGCGTTTGAATCCTGAGCATCAGTGCCGATAAGTTTGTCTGAATAGGTGACGTTAGTGTCAGTGCTATACCCGTTAATTTTTCCCATTGGTTATTTCTCCTGTTTTTACATTTATAACTGCGTCAGAGCCATACTTTTCAATCAGCTCTTTTTCGTTTGCAACAAACTCCTTTTTAAGGTTAGCAATCTCCGCCAACAAATCCTGCTTGGTCAACTCAATATCGCCCAATGCAATCTTTGATTGGGTGAAAGCACGATGCAGGCTTTGAATTTTTTCTAGCTCTTCTGCGGTAAGTTGTTTCGTCATAGTACAAATATAGTCTATTTTTCTAGCATCCACAGCCCGGATTATAAGTCAGACATGATGGCAGCAGTCCTGTAATTGAGATAGATGTTGAGCAAATAAAGAAGTCATTTACGATTCCACTACTTGCAACATAAACATCTACTTCCTGAGACCCCCATGATGTGCCTCCTGTAGTAGGACCTGTTGTACTAACATTAAATGGTATTCCATATAGAGGACCTGATTGTCCTTCTAGAATAAAAATACTAGTCCATCCACTAGCTCCGCTATCAGTACACCAATTAAACGATAGAATAATATTATTTGGCTGCGGCGTAGACAACATAAATACCATCTCCAATTGCGTCAATCCTGTATATACAGCAGAAATATTAAGGTCTGCTGTACAGCAAGGCTCAAGCAAATCAACCGTACTGAGTTGGTCTAAATATATAAATGATTCAGACCCGTAACGATAAAAATTACCACAGCCTCCTTGGTTCCCATACCACTTATCGGATAAAGCGCTATCATAATACAAGCTCATCCCATTCGCTAAAACAGGAGCATTCCCGTAAAGGACAATATAGTTGGTGGTTAGGGCGCATGCCTCCGGTGCTGACGGAGCTCCTCCTTCTATATAGAACCCATCCCAATAGCAAGGTTGGTCGTACCATATTGTATGCGGGTACGACACCACTGCTGCCTGTAGATTGGATTTTACAACAAGCTGATTATCTGACTTCGCCGCGTACGGTCCGTAACTCGTATTGATGTTTACGTAGTAGTTGGCGTCAGCTTTAGTAATCTGCTCGTTGGTTGCGGGAATAGCATTCTTCAGCGTAAACACACCTGTGTTCACCGCGTCCTGTAGGTTGTTACACGATACAGTCTGATTCGATGCTATTCCCGCCCACGACATTTATATTACGCTTGAGCTGTAGGAGGTACAGGGGTAGGAGGAACGTAGTTACCGGTGATGGTAAGGTTCAACTGCTCAGCAAGCCAATTGTATGCGTAGTCGTTGTCTCCCCAATTGTCATAAGCTTCACCTGTCATGGTCAAGTAGTTAGTAGCTACAGGAACGGTAGATACGTAAGTACCACCTCCATTATTTACTTCTTGCAACAATTGGTATTGGAACGTAGCGCTGTTCAACAGGTTGTCGTTCATAACAATTGCGTTCAAAATTGTGGCTTCGACCTCTTGGCCATTATACCACACCTGTACGGGTTCGATTGTTTTCATGATTTTTGTTTTAAAATTAATGTAAAGTATTTAGTTTTTCTTCTAGTTCTTGGATTTTCTTCTTGATTTCGTCAACAGAGTCTTCAAGAGCCGCAATCTTCAGCGTGTGGATTTGACCGTATGAAAGGCTCAAGTAACCATCCACACCAAGTGTTACAGCGTGGCTATAAATTTCTTGAACTTCCTGAGCAATATATCCTGCTTCAAATTTACCATTCTTTTCGTAGAACTTAGGCTTGATTGAAACGATTGAATCAAGACGGTAGTTTTCATCAACGATTGTCTTGAGTCGAGCATCTGAACTTTCAAAAAATCCACCTGCAGTAACTTGATTGAATGATACGTTGTCTGTCGTCCTTACGTATTGGTTCATATTGTATGCGTACGGAGAGTTCTCTGTAGTTACGAATGTGAACGGACCACGGAATGTCCCACCTTCAAGACG